TGAAGTTAGCGCCACCACGTAAAGTACGTTGGTGAATGATGTTAGAAACTTTTTGTAACTTGATACCAATAGTTTGGAACCAAGTCATTTGGTTGTAATACAAACCACTTGTATTAGAAGTGAACGCTGTTTTAGAAGCGTTGATTTGATCACCAACCTTAGCTGACCAATACTCTACTGTTGGAGCGTTTTGGATTAACATATCTAAAATTTCTAAGTCGATCTCTAAAGAGATGTACTCAGATAATAAACCTGTTAATTCAGCTTCAGCATCTAAAGAATGATAAGCATTCAAATCTTGTGCAAATTCTGGAGTCCATTGTGCCTTTAACTTTTTAGTCTTAGCGCTGATAGTTTGAGACTTCATTTGTACGTTGATCTCAGGGATAACGATTGAAGTAGCAGAAGCAGCGTTAGGTACAGAGAAACCTTGAGTTGCAGTTCTATCTTCGAAATCACCTCTTGTAGCGAAATCAGTTGATTTGTTGTAATCTACAACGAATGCGCTTGATTGAGATACTTGAGTAGAAGAACCAGAAACGAAGAAATTGATGTTACCAGCAACGATTGATGTAAATTGTTGCAAGTTAGTTGCAGCAGTTACAGAACCAGAAGTGATGATGAAAGCACGGATGCCATCAATATCAAAGTTAGGCAAAGAAGAAGTAGCAAAAGTTACTTTCTTGATTTCGTTTGCAGCTAAAGAAGCAGTGTAGTCAGAATTGAAATCAATTTCAACTGAAGACGCTGATGCAACTGTTGCAGCACCTGAAGATGCAGAGAATTGGTTAGTAGAATATCCAAAACGACCAGAACCATATAAAGCACCAGCAGCAGCGTTACCGAAGTTAGCTGTGTTTGTACCGTATAAAGAGTTACCAGCAGCGAAAGGAGTTTTAGTATTTCCGTATTGGAAATCTAAAAAGAATACTAAACCAGCAGGTAAGTTCATTGGTTGAACAGAAACGAACTCTTTTGCAGCGATTTGACCGAAGATCTTACGAACTAACGGTAAAGCTACACCAGCCCATTGTTCACCAGTACCTGGAGTGAAAGTAGCGCCGTTTGAAACACCGCCACCTGTGTTAGAAGACTCAACTACTAATTGCTTAGCTTGGTTTTCTAAGATCATAGCCATATTAGCTTGGTCGTTTCCTTCCAAACCTTCTAAAAGGCCAGATTTTGCCCACTTCTTAGAAAGCTTCTGAGCTACAGTAAACTGAGCTTGTTGAGCGTTCTGAGCAGACTCATTTAATAATGATTGTACTAAGTTTGCCATTTGTTATGGAATTAAAATTTAAAATTATTTGATACCAGCTAATTTTTGCATTCTAGAGATAAAAGGATCTGATTCGATCGTTTGTGTCTGCTTAGGTGCAAGTCCAGCTGCTTGAGATGCAAAACCTTCGTTGATTGATTTCTTTTTAGAAACTGCGAAAGATTCATTTAAAGTAGCAAATGTGTTCTTAACTTCTTTAACTGTAGTAGCTCTATCGAAAGCGTTGATAGCTTTGATCTTTTGAGATTCAGTTAATGATTTAGCTTTAAACAATTTGTTCATGAATAAGTACTTAGCATTTAATAAGTTAACTTCTTTCAATTGAGTTTGTAAATAAGAGATTGTTTGATTTGCTTCTTTCAATTGTTTTTCAGTTCCAGGAACTACTAATTGCTCTTGCTCATCCATCTCATCTTTACCTTCTTCCATTTCTTCTTTCTTTTCTTCAACTTTTTCTTTTGAAGCTTCTTCCAATTCAGCAAAGATTTCGTCTAAGTTGATGTCGTCAGCTGCTTCGTCGCCTTCAGCGCCTTCTGCACCTTCTTCATCAGCTTGATAAGGAGCTAAAATGTCTTTTAATTGGCCCAAAGTGATAGTGATTACTTTTTCTTCTTCTTCACCATCTATTTCTTCGCCATCCATTTCTTCTTCTCCGTCCATTTCAACTTCTTCTTCGCCGTCTTCTTCAGACTTTGCTTCGTAGTTCATGTCGTCTTCGCCTTCTTCCATTTCTTCTTCTGTGCCTTCTTCCATTTCGCTATCGTGGTCTTCACCTTCGTTAGCTAATGCTTCAAGTTCACCTAAGATTTCTTCAAGAGAGGTTTCATCCATCTCTTCAGTCTCGTCCATTTCCTCAGCTTCATCCATTTCCTCAGCCTCATCAATTTCTTCGGCTTCGTCCATTTCTTCTGCTTCGTCCATTTCCTCAACTTCGTCAAGTTCTTCAGCATCTTTTTTGTGCTTCTTTTCCTCAACTTTATGTTTCGCTTCGTCCATTTCTTTAGCTTCGTCCATTTCGTCAGCTTCTTCAACGGTTTTGCGGAACATTTCTTTCAATTTAGGTTCAAATGCTTCTTCTAAAGCAGCTTTAGCGTTAGCCATGGCGCTAGCTCTTAGTGCTTTTGCGTCTGCAATTGCCTCTTTGTACAAATTTTCCATTTGTGATTGAATAATGTGTGTTCTGATTGCTTATTAGATTGTAGAAAGCAATATGTAGATATAATTCGACTAGCGACCGCATTAGAAAGCGGTGCATATTGAATAAATACGGCACTTTTTTCGAAAAATACGTATATACTAAAAATTATTTAGTCAAGCAACAAACTCCGCTCTGAGAACAGATTAGGTCTGAAATGAGACGGCTTGCTCTTTCGTACTTATTTGCCATAGCCAGTTCTAAATCGACTGACTCTCGAAGACCGGGTATGCTTGGTGAGCCAATAGGCTTCATATAAGCTCCGTAAGTTGATGGAGTTGAAACAAAGTCCCAACAAATAAGATCTAGGTCGTCTTCCACTTGAACCAAACCTTCGCCAATTGGAATAACAGATCCCAAAGCTCTCGAAGAGATGCCTACGGTGATGTTATTTGCGAATAGTTGAGTAAGGATATTTCCTGATGGTGTAGGTAAGATTTCGATTTGACCGTAAAGATCTTTGTCTTGCCACCAAAGTTTAACGATATTGTGGCTAACGTTCTTTAAGTTGATAACCGTAGATTCTGGGTGATCTAATTCTCCCAAAGCTCTATTTTCTCTGATTGGCCCGTTGATGTACTTTTCTACTTGCGTAAATAGTACTTCGTAAGGGTATATTCTTTTATTGGCGTTTGGCTTATCGCATGCTTGCACTTGTCCGCTAACTATTAAGTTACCGTTTGTGTGTCTTCTACTCTCGTTTAATGAAACTGTAGGAGTAAAGTAAGCAGTCTCTATAAGTAATTGTTTTGCCATTATGCTACAGTTGTTGAGGTCGCAGATTTAATGCCCTTTTGTTTATAATTTTGAGCTGTCTTCATGCCTTTTCCAGTTGGAACTACGTCTAAAGTAATGTCTTGACCTTGAGGGTTTTTACCTTTTACAATATCCATAGCTTCGTCTACGTCTTTCTTTTTATCTAAACCTAGGACTTTTCTTAGTTTTTCAACTATTCCCATAGTTTTCTTTTGTCTATCTGCGTCTATTTTAGAAGGAAAATCTGCGATTCCACCGAATGTTTTTTCTCCTCTTTTGTCAAAATCAGACCACATATTATCTCTTGCTTCTTTATCGTCAGCTTGAGATTTCATCGATGCTAACTCTTTAGCTTTGTCGATTACGTTACTTTGTCTGTTAATGATCATCGGCTCTTCGCCTTCTCTTTGTATTTCTAATTCTAAAGTACCACCGAAGATGTTCTTTATAATACCGGTTTTACTTTTGAATTCTTTAGCGTCTGCTTCTGGTAAATCAACCTCTTGGCCCATGCCGTAAACAGGATGCATGTCCTCAGTTAACTCAACTTTTTTTTTAAGAAGATCTTTTAAGATATCCAATGAAGTAGACTCTTTCATCATTTTAACTCCTTTTGGATTGCCTCTTCTATTCTCTTTCTTAGAAGCCTTTGTGTTTGCTTTAGCATCGTTGAAGCCTTTAATCTTCTTCATGCCATTATGTTTGTCAACAAGGTTTCCGTCTTTTACTGGAGTCATACCCAATTTAGCATCTTCTTTTTCGATCTTTGCAGAATTTGACATTTGTAAATCGTCGTAAGCAGTTGGATCTTTTGTTAATTTCTTTGTAGCTGTTGCAACGGCTTTTGCATAAGCAAGGTTGGTAAGTTCTCCACCTTTTAACAATTCAGCTTCAGTACCTTTTTTTAAGGCGTAAGGATGGATGTTATCTGCGGCTGTAGCCTCTTTAACGATGCCCTTGTTTTTAAGGATCTTAATAGAATCATTGTAAGATGTCATATTGGTGATAAAAGGTAACATTTGGTCCCTTCTAACTTCATACAAAAATTTCTCTTTGCTGATTTCACCTGCTCTGTGCTTTTTAAATAAGATTGCTGTTGTCATAGTACTTATAAATATTATCTGCCCTGGCCTTTGTACGCTTTGGGTCTTTGACTGTGTTTGTTAAAGCTCTTTTTACCTCCAGGTTGCCCTGATTTTCTCTTACCAAACGTTAGCTTCTCGCTATTACCCGTTTTTACTTTTGCCATGTTACTTTAAACTTTTAACCTTTTTGTAAATTTCTGCTAGTTGTCTTTCTAGCTTATTCACAACCTTACCAGTTCTTGGTGAATAGTCCTCTTCCAATTCAGTTCTCATATTGGTAGAGTACTCCATTAACTTGTTTATTTCGTGTAACTTTTTATTTATAGATTTTAGAGCTTCGTGTAAAGCGTCTTTGTTAGGTCTTGTTGCGGCTTCTCTTTTGAATTTATTGTAAGTCAATGCTTCGTTTAGAGAATCGTTAGTGTTGCTGTCTATTACTTCAATATCATGAGTACCGAAGTCCATCATCATATCGTAAGCCAATTCTGAGTCGTCTGTATAATATGTGTCTGATCCGTTTAACTCTACGCCCATATAACTTGGATTGTCTCTAAGTACATCTAAAGCTCTTTTTGCATCTCTAACTGAAACTTTAACATAGAATGGCTTTTGTGCGTCATCTTCTGTTTGCATTTCTTGATCAGGTTCTGCTTGCTTTTTGATATATCTTTTAGAAACGTCGTCGAATGTCCAATCGTTAGCGTCAAACTTCTCGTATTTTTGTGCTTGTTGATATTCCATTGGAGATAGAGAGTCTTTGTCCAAATTTACTGGTTGTAAAACTCCCTCTTCCATATCTTCAAACATCTGCTTGTATTGGAATCCGCCTTTAGATGGTCTGTTTGGAATAGATGGTGCAGGTTTCCAGCCCCATTTTTTTTGAGCGTATATTTCTGCTTTACCTGCGGCGAGTTTTGGCTCTACGTCTTTTACCTCGTTTTTTTTCTTCTTGAAAGCTTTCGTTGTTGAGTATTGTTCTCCAGTGCCAGGCGTAAATGTAGCTCCGTTAGAAACTCCACCACCAGTCGCACTTTCCTCTGATAGTAATCTTTGTGTTGCGAATTGATTATCGAAAGGTTTCTTCATTATTTAGACACTCTTTTTAGCTCGTCAATTAATTCACAATATTGTAAAATTCCAGTAATAGTTTCGTCTTTAATAGCGATGCCCTCTTTCAAAGGCTTTATGAATTTAATCACCTCTTCTGCTTTGATCTTGGTAACTTTATCTTGTACTTTTTCAGTTTGCTCGATAAGTTCTTGCTTGATCTCTTTTAACTTAGTGTTTAAAAACTTTCTTAAATTAGCAGAATCAGATATGCTAGAAACGTATTCTTTTAAAACGGCTTTTTGTCTTTCTGAAAGGCCTTGGTATTTCTTATTGAATTTCTCAACCAATAATTTGTATGTCAAAAGTCTGATCTCTTTGTCTTCGTTCATTAACTCTTGAACCATTGATTGAGGAGCTTGCATGTCTTTAATAGACTCTTGAGTGATATGCTCTAAAAGATTGATCTTGTTTAGAACGATCTGCTTGGTGTCTGAATTAGGACTATTTTGAGATTCGAATATTGTATAAACAGAAGCGTAAGGCTTGTAATTCTCTATCTTGGCTTTAAAAAAATCTTCTAGGTTATAGTTTTTCTTAATTTCTTTGATTAGGTTATACTTGGCTTGGCTTAGTGTGTCGTGGCTTAATTTCTTATATTGTTCTAAAATGGTTGAAATAAGAATCTCGGCCCTAGCTTCTGAAAGTTTTGGACTGGTTACGAAAGCGCTGTACAAACTGTACTCTTTTCCCAATTCTGTGTTGGTAAAGTGCTTTTTAAGTATTTTAACAGCTTTAGAGTCCTGATTGTTCAAAAGGTCTGAAGTTGTCTGTCTTACTAAAAGTTCAAATAAAATACCGGTGTTACGATATTTCGAATGTTTAATTCCCATAGCTATTTTGGATAGGCTTGCTAATAAATATCTAAATATTCTAATCTAGATTGTCAATGATGTTGTCTTCGCTCAATAGGCTCGATTGTTCAAAAAGCTGAGTCTTTCTAGCATTTTGCTTCTCGAACATCTTCTCAATTGAGTTTTTGTTCTGTAAATAGATGGCCATAGTGTTCTCCATATTCAAAGCTCCACCTTTAAAAGTAACTCCAACCTTGTCTTCTTTGGTCTCAGCGTTTTGGTTATTCATATCGTAAACTCCAGATCTTCCAAATGGAGATTCGTCAGTTCCGTATATAGATTTGTACTTTTGAGGTCTTCCAGGAATTTTCTGTGGTTCGTTTGGATTTGTCTCGTCGTATCCTCTAGGTACGTCTAATGTACCATCACCTTTTCCACCGTATAAGCTTGCGATCTGATGTGGTGTACCAAATGCTTGGCCTGTTTCCGCTGGATCGTTTCCTTCCTCGGCGATTTGTTTGTATCTAAACTTGCGCTTTTGGTCTTCAACAATAAGGTCATCTAACTCATCAAATTCGTCCTCAGAAATATTAAATACGTTCTTCCAAATATAGTCTCTTGGTAAAGAAGAGTTTTCAACCGCTTGATTAGCAAGGTCAATCTTCTCTTTCATCATAGCAATTCTCTCTTGCTCGTATATAATAGAAGGATTAGTTAACTGAATATCGAAGTTAGTAATTGATTCGTTAGTGTAGCCGTGAGCGTACAAGTGAACCAATGCTACTTTCTTCAATTCTGATACAATGATTCTTTGGATTCTCTCAATTGTTCTTGCGAAACGAATATCTTCAGCAGCCAAAGTTGCTTTACCAGTTAAGTCCTTTTCATATCCCATGAATGCTTTAGGAATCTTTAACGCTGCAAATAGTTTCTCTCTAAAGTATTGAACGTCTTCGATAGCGTTGTACTCAAGACCTTTTGCAGTATCAATTCTAGTAGATTGATCGTTACCTCTAACTGGGATAAAGAAGTCTTCCAATAAGTTTTGTTGGTTGAACTTCATGTTATATTGACCAGTTTGAGCATCGATAAGTGGAGTTTTCTTCATCTTACCGATCATACGTTGAATGTAGTTTTCAACCTCGTTTGGTGGGATGGCTCCCACGTTAACGTAGAATGTTCTTCTTTCTGGGGCACGAGTAATTCTATGAATCAACATCGCATCTTCGATTAAAGTGTATTGCTTAAATAATTTTCTTGCTGGTTCTAAATAAGATCTACCGTAAGGTAAATAGTTTACGTCTCCTAAAAATCTAAAGTGAGCCATTTCGTACAAATCAAACCAAATTCCTGGATCTTGATTGTTGTAAGCAGATGTAAATCCTGTTGTTGAGCTAATCGCTGCGTTAGGATCGAACTTAAATCTTACTTCGTTTGGATTTTTTGGATTAAAACCTTCTTGTCTAACGATATTGTAAGCAGAGAATGGAATTACGTTGTAAACTCCAAACTTTTCTGCGATCTCTAATTTTAAATAGAAGTCACCGTACTTACACATATTTCTAATCCATGACCATAGGTTAAATTCTATGTTCATTACAGAGTAGAATAAGTTTTCTAATAAGTTTTGAATGTTTTCATCTGCAGAAGTAATGTGTAGTACTTGACCTTGATCGTTCTTTAATGTACACTCATCTGCAATAATATCTAACGCAGAAGCAATGATAGCATCTGTGTCCATTGCATCGTAGTCTGCATATATTTGTACACGAGCTGATTGATAGTTCTGAGCTAGGTTTAAGTTAACTCCATAAGCTGTAGACGTAGTGTATACTTTGTGGAATCTATC